TTAAAATATCGCCCGCCACTAGATCAAAGGCAAATTGTACCTGTGTTCTGGGGGGAGATCCCACATAAACATAGTCAGTGGTAACCAGTAGTCTAATACCATTCAAGGTAATCTCCAATTCATCTCCTGTATATGATCCACTGCCGGGAATAGTGACACTTGTTCCAGAAACCACTGTAGCCACAACATCTAGTTCATTATTTACAACGTTGGGTACAGCGGTCTGCATGCGCGGTATGCCGTTAACAATTCTCGTAAAACTAGTAGCAGACATGGGTTATCCTGTTAATTATCTATTATTGCTTCAAATCGAGGCATTAATACCACCGAGGTAGTAGATGTTGCTATTCCTACTAATACTATACTACTGCCGACAGAAGTGGGTGCCGTGCTAGTACCATTTCCAGCTACGCTATCCGACAGATATACTCTCTGACCTAGAGAAAGCGCGCCGCCTAAAACAGTTGCTATACCAGCTACTTGCACATAGCCAGATGCACCATTTAAAATATTACTTTTTACTACACCTACAAAATTTACGGACGTATTCAAACTATTAGCGTTTGCAACTACCAATTCTCCAGCTACAGATTGACTTACAGCTACAAGAGTTCCAGCTACTACAGTGCCGCCGGTGTTGTTAGCTAAAGATATGTAGACTACAGATTTGTTAGCAAAATCATCAACATATCCTTTTGTAGCAGCATCTGATGAGGCTGCCGGTGTCGTGACGTTGATAACCTTATTATTGCCAGCATTTATATCTGCTTGCGCAGCTAAAGATCCGTCACGGCGCAAAAAGTCAGTATTAAGATTTATAGGGGCACTAGCACCCTTCTTAAATACGAATTCATCAGAGGCGTTGCGCCAGATACCATAATCCGTCGCCCCTAGAGGATCACTAGGCTCTTGACTAAAGGTGATACCAGCTGGGTCGATAACTCCAGTTACTGTAATATCACCCTGAATATCGAGTAGTTTTCCAGAACCACCTGTTATCACAACTGGTTGACCAGCCGCCACACTTATAAATCGCCCTGCGTCATATGCATCCTGAAGTGTGGCTCCACCACCGCTCGAAGCAGCAAAATATACTGCTCCCTGAGCATCTATGCGGAAGCATATAAGGTCGCCAACAACTAAACTCTGTAACGTTTGAATTCTTTTAGATAGAGTGCCAGAGTCTCCAACTTCTGCATAATCTTCGCCGCGCTTTAGGTATACGCCGTTTAAGAATACCTCTAATTGGCCAGATCCGACAATATACTCTTGAACGTTGCTGCTATCTCTACTATCTACAGGTAGTTGTAATTCATCGTTTATTACTAGTGGACCAAGCACCTCATTTACGCCAGGAGCAGCCGAAACTACGGTTAGGTACTCCTCGTAAACGTTGCCGCGAGGATCATCTGCCAAATGTGTAATCAGCAGGTTGTCACCAGATCTAGTCCATAGAACAAATACGTCCTGATCAATGGGGACAGCGCTAGTATTGGTGATGTAGATTGTGCCAGCAATATCGGTGTCTACTGAATCAACAGTAAGCACTGTATTGAATGTCTTAGCGGCAAACCGGTTGATGCGAACCCACGCAGATTTTCCATCGGCAAGTACGAGTGTTCCTAGAGTATTGATCGCATCAACGTCGATAGTGTTATTGGCAGATCCCGGGATAACTATTGTTATATCTGGGTCCACGCCCTGTTGAACGATAGTGAATTGAAACGTAGTTGCGGTAGCACCGTCTGCGATATCGGTCGCTGGGCCAACTGCGTCATTAACTAGTGATAAAGTGTCAGATGAGTATATACTGGCAGTAGTTTCTACACTGCCTGCACCGTTAATGGCAGATATCGTAGCATCTCGTACCTGCGTTGCTGTATCGCCAGTGGTAATTGCAACTGGAATATATACAGTAGTACCCGCTACTATCGGCTGAACTCCAAGAGTATCTTTGTTGTACCAGATAACGTACTGTTCGGCATCATATGCTGAGTGTATTACGAAATAGCTTGACTGTGGAACAGATGATGCAGTAAGTACTTTTACACGTGTCTTTTCTGCACCTTCTTTTACATCAAGTGTTAATAGTCCAGAACTAGTATTGAGTTTTGCTGTACCAGGATTAAAGACGAATATGTTGCGATTCTGTGAATCTTCTGGATAATCTAAGTTTAAATGCCCAGAGGCCGGGATAGCTTGTCCATCCCATGCATAAACAGTAGTATCTGCAAAGCGATAGAACAATATAATCTTGTTCTCGCCTATCAGATAACTACTTCCCCAACTTTCTATCGTAGGAACAACTGATCCGCTTCCGTCTCTATCTATATCGATCAATGCCACCGTGTTGGCAGCAAGAACAACTGGAGATGTAAGGGATATTGTTAGATCGCTGTTACTTGGCTTTTTTAATGTGAGGTTAGCAATAGCAGAAATCTCTTGATTGCCGCCATTTGTCTTATTTACTATGTTTGTGCGACCAATAATCTGCATCCCGCGATCTTGGACCCTGTCTGCCATCATAGCAGACAAGCGAGAAACGCGAGTCTTCAGACTGTCGTTTGACAGCGAGTTGTAGTTCTGATGGCCGTTTAGGGCATTGTAGCTGCCAAGAATGTTATATTCTGGGGTTACTTCGGCAAGAGAGTCCATACCAATGAAGGATAGGATATTCTCGCTGTCCATGTCGCCGATGCTTGTACTCTCACCCTGGACAACCTTAACAGTGCCGAACTCAGTGCGGACGTTTAGGCGAGGCAGATTCACTATCTCGCCATCTATAGGAACTACTATGCTAACTAAAGCACTAGCAACAGGTATCTGAAATGTGGTTGCTGTACGATAATTGATAACATAAGAGCCGTTGAATACGCCGGCTCCAGCTAGTGTTACCTGTTCGCCAGATTTGAAACCATGATTAGCTGTCTCCAGAGAGTATCCGTATGCTGTACTTCTAGCTGCAGTGGTGATAATCGCGTAATAACCGCTTACTGCAGCTTCGTCAGCAAGTAGTGCAGATACCTTGTTGATTGAAAATACATCTGCACTTTCATACTCTATGTCGTATGTGCCGTTGTAGTTAATACTACCGGCTACCGTGATCCTATCACCGTCCACGAGACCGTGGGCAACACTTGTTACCTTAGCTCTCTCGCCGTCGTGATCTGATATAGCTAAAGATAGTGTTGTTCTTATTGCACTAAAAAGACCAAGAGATGTGTCTGTTCTGTATGCAAGCCAGAAGAAGTTACCACCAGCAGCTGCAACAAGTGGATCATTGCGATTCGTATTCTCAATATCTAGGGTCTTGTACTCACCCTTCGTATATTGGCCGATATCTATACCAGAAGTACCTAAGTATGGAGCACCCAATACTGCATATGTTGCAGTAGCTGCAGAAGTTGGAAGTGTACCAAGCGCATCAAGGGCTAATTCTTCTACACGTCTAAAGTATAGGTTTGGGTCGGAGGGTTTTTTAACCCAGTCACCCTTGCTAAGATTAACAAAGGTACCAACAGCTCCGCTTATATATGTGGCGCCGTTTAGCCAGTTAGCGGGTGCAGCTATGCCGTTTAAATCAGCTTCACGCTTAAGATTTATCCATGCAACTCTGTCTGAAGACGATAGGGTAACCGTATCCGCGCGAATAATTAGGTCACGAGCATCGACCAGGGAATAGTAGTGAATATCTTCGGTCCAGGTTGCCATACCCGGAGTAGCGCTCGAGTGTTGCCACTCACCCTTGGATTTTACGGTACTCCCGAGCGCATCTAGAAACACGTTGCTTACGTTAGGACCAGCACCTGGGACACTGCTTCCCTGATACCAGTAAGCAGAACCACCAAGTTCCTTGATGCGCGTCATCACAACATCCATCCACTCCTTCAGAGTGCGGATGTTCTTGTCACCACCTTGGAAAGGGTTCGGGTTCAGTGCCGACGTCATCGTACCAGGTGGTTCTAGACGTGCATAGGGAGCACTAGGATCTTCGCGGAAATCGTATGTAGAGAATGGGTTGGGAGATACCCCGCCGGTCCCTAGTCTGAAGAAATGATCTCTACAATCCTGGATAGATGAGATAACAGAAGCACCAACCACGACCTTACAGATCGGGATAGTGTTCTCTGGGAACGTGGATACGGAGACGTTCACCTCAATCTTGAGGGCTGTCTCAGTGTTGACGTCCTGGCTGAACTCGCCACCGTCGCCGCCGTTTTGATCCGGATCCCAGAAAGCCCTGCTATCTTTAGCGGTATCAAACGTACCAAAAGTAAGATAAACGAAGTTAGTAGCGTTTTTTCTAAGTTCAGGGATAAGTGGCAGGGCATTGATGTTGCCCTCTGGGAGGCCATAGTAGAACGCGCCTGCCTGAGAGCCGGGGTAATAGACCACAGACTCAGCGATGCGGAGTGAGATGTTCTCAGTACCGATAGCATCTTGTGGGTTGATTACGTCTAAGCCGTAGAGAATATAGGGCTTACTTGCGCCAATAAAACTCTGAATCAGATATTTGAAGTCGGCAGCGACATAGGAGTCTAGCGAAAGAAGATCTGCTAGATCCAATCTCTCGCCACTGCCGACTAGTAAGCGTCCTAATACTGCCAAGTGATTCTCCGTTACCCTAGTTCACTAAATATTATACAGTAACTACTGCTGACCTATCGGATACAATATTTCACTGTCGCTGCGGTAAACATCCAGGGTGCTGTATAGCTGTTGAGGAAAGCGCACTAAGAATTCTATAAATATACCAACAGATTTAACCTGTCGCATCAGATCTTGTAGTATTTCTCTGGCCACCCCTGGGTCAGTGATGTAGGCACTGTATTCCTTACCAATACCGCTCATTACGATGGCGCCTCTTTTTCTAATTACCGTAACACTCGAACCTACCTCGTGATTTTGCTTGAATACGTAGGCTGGGTCAAGCTGAATCGAGTTGGCAGTAGGCTTATACAGAATACGCACAGGTCCTTCTTGGAATTCTGTTCCGAAATCGAATATAGCAAATGACTCCTCATTTGCGAGATTGTTTGGTGCCGCGATCTGCATGGTACGAACATTGTTGCCAGCTTTGATCTCAGACTGGATCGTAGAGGTCAGCGATGACAAAACAAAGGCCGCATTGAGGTCCCATGTATATGGGCCCAGTATACCAGTATCGAGCTGCGCGCTGGTCAGGTACGCGATACTGCCGTCGTTCGACATGCCAATACGCTCTGTCCTGCAGACGCCGCCTGTATTTACTCCAGCTGCACCAGCTGAGGAGTAGGTGAATGAGGTTGCCGTTGGGGTAGATGTAACCATGAATGTCCCGTTGATCGAGGTATCGGCTACTGTGTTCTGTACCCGTACACCTTCTCCAACGTTGAACCCGTGAGGCGTCGCAGTGACCACAGTCACAGTGGTTCCTGCTCGTGTCGCTGTGGTGATGTTGGCCTCAAACAATGCTGCCACCTGTGGAAGATTGGGTGTAACACCGTTAAGAATATTGCCTGTTTTAGAGGTGTAGCTGTATACCTGCCTCTTGTCAAATCTGGTGTTGAAATCTTTAGACAGGATGATGTTTTCAGAGGTCGTCAGAATATGTGTCTTGATCTCTTTGAGTTCTTGGATAACGAACTGTCCGCCGTTCAATGGCCAGTCAGTGGCATCTTGGATCTCAAGCGAGCTGGTACTAAGTCGATTTACGACTCGCTCTGATAAGCTGTTGAAGTGCGCTGAGCCTTCCAAATTTCTCTTAACAACAGGGGGTGAAGCAGGCATCTCAACTATGATCTGCCCGGGCGATACTTCCCACACAACAGACCTACTGTCATTGGTGTATATCACTAGTTTGAGAGGTGAGATGAAATTTAGCGCGGTTAGAGCTGTGTGCGTGTGTGATATGGGTCTACTAACGCCACCAGTGTTTACACCAGAAGCACCGGTGGATGCATATGTGAAAGAGTTTGGAGTCGGCGTAGATGCTACTGTAAAAATTCCATTCATTGTCATATCAAGAGTTGTATTAGCAATAGTAACAGTGTTTCCAATACTTAGCGTATGTGGGATTGACGTTAAAACAGTAACTATGTTTGCTGCTCTCGTCGCACTAACTATACCTGCTTCAAATCCGGCTGTACCAAACAAGTTGACAAACGTGAAGGATGATGTTGACAGGTCTATGCTCTTGATAACAAACGACCCGCTATTTCCAGGAATATCGATGATTACGACGTCACCAGCCTGAACCTGATTAAGGTTGGGCGTGGGTCCAGCTGTATGCTGGAAAGTCATGGTATCACCGATCTTGGTGATGGTCCATGCTGTTCCAAGACTGGCACCAGCTCCATCGATGAAACCTTTAAACTGCAGGCCGATATCCGCCCTACCACCGGTAACCTGTATCGATCCCTTGGAGCCGACAGTGTTGGAGAACAGTCGTATGAATTTCTTCTTCTGAATCCTGTCGTCGAACACGATCGCAAAGCTGTTTCGAGCTTGTCTATTGATCACACTCACAACTTCTTCAGCAGTAGCTAAAGCTATGTTTGTAAAGTTGCTGGCAGTAAATACGATTCTCTCTTCGTTGATCTGATCAACCTTGTATTCCAGCTCCCACTCATCCTTTAAAACGAAAGGAGCAAATGCCTGCGATTGTGTGAACGAGGTAGTGGTCTCCTTGAAGAAGAAGATATCCAGCAGTGCATCCATCACTAGCTTAACCTGCTTAGGTTGGTAGGCGAGAACAGGGATGTAACGTCGGAAGTCCGTATCCTGCATACCCACAAAACGAGGACGAGACACTTTGAAGTTGGCACCCAACCTGTCGATATACGGTCTCGACGCAGTCTTTACGAAGAACTGCTGACGAACTTCTTCTGTTAGATCTGCCAATCGCTGGTCAGACTCGCCCAGTGCACCAATCAAGGCTTTCCAGTTAGGGTTCTGCTTAGTCTTGTATACGCGCGGAAGCTGATCAT